AAATCTGCTTTACACCAGAGATAAACTCCTTTATATCTTCCTCTACGATTTTTATAGACTGACATTTTAATTGTTGGTCTTTCAAAAATATTTGCACAAAGTATTTTATCTAATGCTACTAAATCTTCATCAGTAACACCCATTAAAATTGCGCCATAGTCAATTTTATCCGCAATCGCTTTTGCGCCACGAAGTAAATTCTGGTCAGGAACTTTTGCGTCTTTATAATCGCCATTTAACTGTGTCGCAGACATAATAAAAATTCCATACTTATTACAAATATCTTTTAATCGAGTTGATAACATAAATAAAATATTATCTTCTCTTAATTTTACACCACCACTTCTACGAGTGATTTCTTCTAATATTTTTAAACTTGTATGTATATAATCATGGAACACATATTTTACATCATGTTCTCTAATATTCTTCTTAATTTTATCTTCAACATCTTTTAATGAAAAATCTGGAAGTTCTTCTACATATAAAGGTGCGTTTTTAATTAAAACTGCGGCTTGACGTACGCGGTCTTCTTCACCTGGTTCATATTCACCATTAAGAATATGGTCTTCATTTACACCCGATAAAAATGCCAACATCATTGTTTGGATTTCTTCTAATTCCTGCTCAGTTGTAATAAATAATACTGGCTGAGCAAGTCCAGTTCCAATCCATCCGAATGTTTCATCGTAAAGTTTTTCACAAGCGATATAACAAGCATCCGCAATCATAGAACGAGTTTTTCCAATACCTGTGGCTGCAGACCGCAGATAAAACTTTTTCAATCTCGCTCCTCTTGTAACTGTATTAATTAATGGTCCATATAATGGAACACCAACTTCCGGATGCTCTTTAAATCTATCAATTAAATCTTCAATTCCTTCACCAGCTTGAAAAGCCTCTCCAAAAGAATCATCAACATACTGCATTCTAATTGCATCAATTTTTTCATCAATCTTATCTGCAATTTGTTCTAAGGTTGAATTATCCAATATTTCTTCTTGAAGTTGTTTTTTCTTCATATCAAGAAAATTATCTGGATCATATATATCAGAAACATCCATTCCGCAATTATCATAAGCCCTCAATAATGAAAACTTTTTTAATCTTTGATAATAATAATCAAATGCAGAAGGAATACTATTTTCTGCAACTTTAATTAGCCATTCTTCACCTTTTTGAGTTTTAAAAACCGCTTCACTTTTTGGTCGAGCCGCAAGAAAATCTGAAATACTTTCTAATGTAATTTCTTGCGCACCTAATTCATGTAATTTATAAATTGCACCAAAAACAATTTTATGAAACTCATTTGCGAAATCTTCATCTGTTATAATATATCTATCTGAAATATCTAATAATTGTGGATTATTAAATACACAACCTACAACTTGCATTGTTGCCGCAACATCGACATATTTAGAACTCATATTTCACCTTCCTCGTCTAAAAATGAAAATAATGGCCTTTTCCGTACTTTACGTTCAGGCACTGGAATAATTATTTCTTTTACTATTGGAACATATTCCTCAACTACTTTATCTTCATTTTTTTGTTGAGCCAACCACAATGAATAATAATAATTATATGCTTGCTGATAAACATAAGGAACTATACCTATTCCACCATTTGCTTTTTCAACAGAATTGCCTTTTATTTCAAAAAAATAAACCAAAGCTTTTTTTATGCCAGAATATGTATAATTATTTTCATCTACATACTTTTTGATTTGCTTTTGGATTCTCGCATCTACATAAGTCATTTTAAATAAAGACATTATATAATTATCTAATTCTTCTTTATCTTTTATTTCTTGTGTTTTGCGTTCATCCTCAGACATAGAGCATTCTTTATGGGCATATCTGCGAGGAGAAACCTGAACAAAAGGTACTTTATCTCGGTCAAATGTTTTTCCACAAATCGGACACTTTACATTATGTGCCATATAAATAAATACTCCTTTCAATAGTTTATATAAATATTATATCATATTTTCAAAAAAAAATCAACTCTGGAATATTTCATCCAGAGTTGTTTATATTATTCAGTCATTAAATCTTCTTTAATATCAGTTACAATTAAATGTAAGAATTCAGCATGGGAAGGTGTAGCATCTGCTACTTTTTTGCCCTTACCAAGATACTTTTCTACGATTTCCATAATCTTTGGAGCATAGTAAGTTTGATTCTTATTCATTAACTGACCTACAAGACCTTCAAATTCAGCCTTTAAAGCATCAAAATCATAAGTCTTTTCAACAGGAGCAACAATTCTTTCTTCTGTTACAAACTTTCCGCCATTTTCAGCAGCTTCTTTTTCGATTGCTTCATGAAGAGCATTTACTAAATTCTTATAATTCATAGGAATTTCATTTGCAAGATACTTAAATCTTCCACCACATTCAATTAAATTAGAAGGATCTCTTAAAGTTAAAACAGACATTTCACCAGCATACTTCTGATGTGCATAGCCATAAATATCAGCCATACCTGCAATTACTGTTTTTGTAGAATTACTTAAAGCAGGTCTAATCTTATATGTTTTAGTTCCATCTGGATTATCAATGCTTTCTGTCTTATCATGACCGATAAAGAATACAGCATAACCAAGTTGAGTTAATCCTCTAAAGATATTATTAAATTCATCTTTAAATTTAGTCCAACCTTTACCATAACCCATATCTCCAAGATCTTCAATATCATTTTGACTACAAATATATTTCTTGCAAAAATCAGCTGCGATATCAATGGTATCAATAATAATTGACTTAAAGTTCGCTTTTACTTCTGGCTTCTTTAATTCTCTATAAACCTGCTTCATTTCAGTCCAAGATGTAATATCCTGTGCCATTACACCTGGAAGAGCATGATAACCTGGTTCAAATGCGAGAAGCAGAGCACCTTCCATCTAAGATGCTAATGTAGTTTTTCCTGTCTTTGGTGCTCCATAGATATATGTAATATATCCACTTAAATCTTTACTTACTTTATGAGGTTTAATTGCTAATAAATCAATTGCCATTATTTTTTATTCTCCTTATTTTTTAAAATATATCTATGAACTGGGGTTTCAATTAGAAACTGAAACCGCCAGTTGCAGGAGCTGCTGCTGCTACAGGAGCCTTTTGAGATGCCTTATATTCAAGATATTTCTGTTTTACAGTCGCTAGATGTGTTTCACGAGCTGCAATCTTTTCCTTTAATTCAGCAACAGTCATTGTGGATTCATCATCCCAAATATATGGTTCTGTTTGTGCGCCAGTAATTACAAAGTCCTTACGAGTGCTCTTAACTTCTCTTACACTTGCATCACCAAATGCAGATTCTTCTCTAATTTCACGAATAATAGTTTCAGAAATCTGACGACCCCAAACCTTTGTGAAAATAGGGTTAGATGGACTTGCTTCAAGTCCTTCAAAATAATTAATTGCATTTGGATTTGTAGCACTAAATTCAATTGGAAGTAAAGAACCAGCGAAATCAAATACATAACCCTTTATAATTGCCTTTTCTGGAAGATTACGTTCTTCATCAGCTTCTTTTCTTGTTACATTTGTAATTAACATATCACACTTAAAAGTGTTTCTAATATTTTCATCTTCTGCTAATGCATCTGCTACGTGAACAAAACCACCAATATTTCTCTTTGCACTAACTAATTCTAACTGGCCTGGATTATTTCTATCTTCTACATAGAAATCATTTAAACCAACAGCAGAATCAATTCTTACCTTTGTAGCATTATCTTTACCGTCCTTCATTACTGTCTTAAATACACCATCAATGATGTTCTTTAAAGTAGTGAAAGTAGCATTAGTAGAACCTTTCTTTGTAGTTGCTGTTACATATGTAAAATAAACCTGAACTACATTTAAACATTCTTCATCTGTTGCAATGCTCACAGAACCACCAATAAATTGTGTTCCTGGTGTCTGAGAATTTGGACCAGATACCTTTAACGCAAGGTCATGTTCATAAATTCTACCTTCAATATGAGTTTCATTTGTCATCTTTTTCATAAATTATAATTCTCCTTAAAATTAAACAATTTCAATTTTTGTGCCTTTGTCTGTTAAAGTGTATATAGTTGGGTCCTGACCAACCTTTTCAACATATCCATCAGAAACTAACTTTCTCATAGCTCCGGATACTGCTCTGGAAGAAATAAATAACACTTCTGCGATATCTCTTGACTTCCACATTGGCGTTTCAGTGTGGTCCTTCATGCACTGAAGAATCAGCTTTCCGTTGTCTGTAAAAAGAGGCTTATCAACTTCTTCTTTTCCTTTAAACGCTTCCCAATACAACTTTACATTTTCTGTCATTTCCGGCTTTTCACCATTCATTAAATCTTCAACATAATTAATAAATTCTTGCTTTTTTGACATCCTTTTACAAACTCCTTTTTTAATTTTATATAAATATTATAACATTTTTTATTAAAAAAGTCAATTTGTAAATTATAAATGAGCATAAATCATTCTATTTGATGAAACAGATTTTTCTAAATTATCACACAATGTAGTATAATCTTTTATACAATTATCTATACAATTAGAATTAATTAATTCCGCACGATTATCATCGCATCCATATAATTGTCCTTTTGGTACTTCTCCTTCATAAGAAATAGAGATAGATTTTTCTGCAGGCCATAATTCATTTGTACAAGTAGGACCATCATGCCAATCCCAAGTTATATCTTTTTCAATATGTCTTGTTCCAGGAGGCCAATATAGTGATGTTCCCTACCCATCGGAACAACCTTCTTCATATGCTTCATTTATTAGTTCTTCTAATTCTTGTTTTGTAAATTCAAATTTTCCATTTTCATTTGGAGTAAATATTTTAATTTTTCTTTTCATGTCTTCCACAACACTCTGTTTCTAAACAATAACCAACAATATCACATTTTACTTTAAATTGAGTATCAATTAGATATTTCCACTCTTCTGAATATTCAGAAAGTGCTGCTTTAATATCTTTCATAATATTTCTAATTTCCCAATAAGCACGAGTGCATTCTCTTGTACCATCCATATCAATTAATTGACGAGCATTAGTCCTTACAACTACTTTACTCTCCATTCCAAGAGGAAGAAGATTTGCGGAATCTTCCTTATCAATGCCACATTCAGTTGCTAAACGTACTCTTGCAATAGCAATATGATGCATACAATCATCATAAATTTCTTTTGCTATTGGGTCTTTTTCAATATTTGGAGGGATGATATAATCAAAATCACTATATCCAATATATCTTGTAGAGGCTTGAAGTCTTGTAGGAGCGCCTCCAATATGTGTATAATATTCTCTCATTACTCTTGCAGAATAACCATCAAGAATCATGTATACTTGCGGAAATTCTAATACTCTGCCATGACCATCTTCAATACATCTTTTACCACGTTTATAATTCTTCACTGGATCTGTTGTATCTGTGCCATAGCAAATACCTGCTTCTTCACCAATTAAAGTAATTGGATTTTTTGTAGTATGAGGCTGAATAATTACTCTACCCATTTATTTCTCCTTATTTTATACTATAACCAAATTCTTTTGCTTTAAAATATTCTTGCCAATAATCTTCTTGCGCATCAAGTTTAGCTCTATCGCACTCTTCAATTACTTCAAATGTAAAATTCTCTACCCCAAATTCTTCCATAGCTGGGTAGAGTTTATTGCGGGTTGGAGCTTCTGCGCCGACACCACGCTTAATATGTTGTCTCCAACGCTCTGATAAGTTAGCGGCTTGACCAACATAGCACATATTATTTTCCATATTAGTAATTTTATAAATGCCGGTGTGAACGCCAGAACCAATAACTCTACCAATTAAATCAGTATATGGTTTTTCATAATAAACTTTCCAAATAACTTTATTAATTGGTTCAGCATTTCGCAAATAAGGAACTACTGAGCGAAGTCGCGCAATTTCATCAACATCAGTATCTGATAGCTATAAACGATAAAAATCTTTAGATTCTTCCATTTCTTTTGCTCGTTTACTTGCTTCAACAGCTGCATTAACAATAGATTGTTTTTCATTTAGTTCATTATCTAAATCAGATATAAGTTTATTAACTTCTTCTGTTTTTAGCTATGCTTTATCTGCTAAATCTTTTATAATTGCTAAATATTCTGCTTCATACTAATCTTTTGACTATTGGATTTCTTGACTAAACTTTTCTAATGATGCTTCAAGATTTTGCTATGCAATCTCCATATTCTTTTGATAAAAAACTTCAGCAGATTGCCTTGCCTACTTTTCTAACATGCCTAAATTTTCTATAATAGATTCTCTCTATGCTTTTATTCTGACATATTCATCACGTAGAAATTCATATTCTTGTCTTAATTTACTATTTTCTTTTTCTAATTCGGTATCTAAAAAAACTCTTTGTTTTACTTTTGATCGCATTATAAAATAAATTATAATACCACCAGTTAAGACACCAATTAAACTATATATTATTATATCCATAATTACTTAAAAAAATTGGGGTAGAATTTTTATCTACCCCATATTCTATTTAATTCAATAATTATTCAGCGTCTTCTGCGTCTGGATCAAATGCCATACCAGCATCAGTTAAAGATAAGAACTTAACAGCCTTGTG